GCTTGTCAACACCAGTTGCTCGGCATCGGCGGACCTAACGACAAGAGCCCTATTTGGACTTCCAAGGCCAATTCCTACCTGGCCATTTGCATTAACAAATAACCGCCCGGTGCCATTAGTGCTGATGGCTACTTGGTCTGCGCCGGGGCTGTAGATGCCGGTGTTGGTGTCGCCCGTGAAGGTGATAGTGGGGGCGCCTTGAGAGCCAAGCGCATGGCTGAATACACCAGTAGTTGCAACGGTCTGGCTGCCAAAGTTGGGGCTGATTTTGGTGCCTGCAATTGCTGCCGCAGCATCTACATTTGCATTACCTATAAACGTCCAGCCAGCGTCGTAATTTGTGCCGCTAACTTTATGAAATACTTGGTTTGCACTACCTCCTGACGAAATAGCACCTGCTGGACCTTGTACGCCAGGTACTGCCAGCGCAATCTGCGTATTTTCTTGATCAATAATTGCAATTTGAACTTCAGACATGATTTTAGGTCCGTGAGTAGGTACGTTGAACAGTAGCAGTGCCTGTTACCCAATAATAGCGTTCCCCTCCACTTTGAGTTAAACTTACGTCCCAGCCATAACTACCCGCCTCAATTGCCAACGATGTGGCAGGCAACATCATCAATTCAAACTCACCTTCAGTTGCAGTAGTAATAGTTGGTGTAAATGTACCTACTAATGTATTAGTAATCAAACCTTTAACATCAGCATCAATCGTATAACCAGTAATATTCAATGGTGTGGCAACATAAAATGTGCCTGATGCAGTGCCAGTAACTGATATGCTGGATCCACCGTTGGTTGCAGAAACTTGAAATGCCCCAGTAGTTAATCCTGCCGCAATTACATAATAAACGGTATTTAAAGTTAGCCCGCAGGGGATGTCTTCACCACCTGTAAATACAACTTTTGTAGTTGCAGTTAAACCGTGGCATGGCACGTTAAACGTTGGCGTGGTGCCAGCAATTGTGATGCTTGTTAATTCTTGCCGGTTTTGCGTGGCACGAAATGATCCACGCCATGTGGCGTTTTGTAAAATGGTGATGTCGTAAGTGGCGGGATAAATCATAGGAAGTTGCGTTTAGTGCCAGTCTAGCACCGTGCTTCAAGCGCCTCAACTTTTGCTGTAAGCTCCTGGATTGCTTTTACTAAAATTGGTATTAACGTGCCAGGTGATGCTTCTAATCGGTCTGGATTTTCAGCTAACACTAAATTGGGAACAATAATTTTTGTTACAGCTTGAGCTTGCTGTAAATCTTGAGCAATAAAACCAAATTCGGGAGTATTTAATTTTTTGCCATCCCTAGTAGCCCATTTAAATGCTACGGGGTTTAACTCTTTGATAAAGTTTAGCCCCGCAGGAATTGGCTGGATGTCTTTTTTGTCACGTCTATCTGAAATGGCAGTTATAGTTGTTGCCGCGCAACGTAAAGTAGTGATACTACTATTACCTAAGGTAACGGTATTGTTGCTGCCCGGAGCAGCGCCTTGAGCATTTCTACCAAGAAAAAGATTATTTATGCCAGTTGTATTGCTTTCTCCTGCAAAATGTCCTACAGCCGTATTGTCTAACGCTGTAGTTTGCTGCAAAGCCTTATGGCCAATTGCAGTATTATTGGCAGACGTTAAGTTTTCTGATAAAGCTAAATAACCATACGCTACATTTTCCATCCCGCTTGTGTTCGAATATAACGCCTGCCCTCCCATTGCTACGTTAAAACTTCCTCCGACGTTATCCCTTAACACTAATTCGCCAACACCTGTATTAGATTGCCCGGAGGTGGTACTAGCTAATGCTTCTGCACCAACAGCAGTATTATTTGAACTTGTGCTTAAGTTAAGAGCGTTATCACCAACAGCCACGTTACTAGCACCTACTGTATTTGTTGCTAATGCGGATCTTCCCACAGCAGTATTGGTAGATATTGCTCCGGCGCCTTTGCCAACAGTAATGCCTTGAACTGTTAGTGTTCCCGTGGTTGTAATGTTGCCACTGGTGCTTATATTGCCGGTAGTAATAGCAGAGCCACTAACTTTACCTGCTGTTGTAATCTGTGCTAATTTTGTATCTACAATTGCAGCAGTTGCGTTTATATCCGCGTCGATAATTACACCAGGCCCAATAGATGTGACATTACCAACGCTAGTAATATCACCAGTTAAGTTTGCATTTGTAGTAACAGTCGCTGCGTTACCAGTACATGCAGCAGCAGTAGTTGCTGAAGATGCTGTGCCAGTAAGATTGGCCGTGATTGTGCCAGCCGCAAAGTTACCGCTTGCGTCACGTGCAACAATAGCGCTAGCAGTATTAGCATTTGTTGCAGTAGTAGCAGAATTGCTAACCTTACCGGCAGTTGTGATAGTTGCAAGTTTATTGTCTCCAATCGCTGCACTAGCATTTATATCAGCATTAATAATCGTGCCAGATAAAACAACTGTCCCCGTAGCATTCGGCAATGTAATGGTGCGATCAGCGGTAGGATTTACAACTGCAATTGTAGTTTCATATGCATCGGCGCTACTGCCTTCAAAAGTTAAACTGCCTGCTGTACCAATCTCCAGATTACCTGTTACGGTGCCGCCAGTTTTTGATAGTTTTTCAGTATCTAATTCTTCAATTGCTGTTTGTACATTTGTTGCAACAATATCGCCCGCAGGAGTAAACGCAATACCAGTTGCATTATTAGCTGCCGCTACTGTTTGTGATACATCAACCAGCGTCCATGCTGTACCAGTCGATATTAAAAAGTCAGGCGGCTGTAATGCAACACTGGGTGCTGGTGCTGTACCAGTTCCTGTTGTTCCTACTATCACATAATATTGTTTATTTGTTTCAGATGCAGCGGGTAATGCGTCTCCAGCAGCAAGACCTAACCCAGCCCCTGCTGCTGATACAGCAGTCATTTGATTGGTTGTTGCGTTATAAATACCAGCAAAAACTAATTCGCCACTTGTTACCGTAACTGATAGCCATGCACTACCATTCCAAATATATAAGTCGCCATTTAATTCATCCCAAAATAACTGCCCTTGGAAATCAGCCGCAGGAAATTCTACTATGCCAGATGTGCTATTACTACCACCAAATTTTATTGTAGATGAATTAGCTAATTTTTCTCCAGTGATAGTGTTAGTGCCAATTAAATTAGCAGCAAAAGTGCCCGTAGTGATTTTTGATGCTTCTAGAACCGGTATATCAGCAGCACTTAATGTCGTGCCAGCACTAACATGGCCTTGAGCATCTACCGTTACCTTGGTGTAAGTGCCAGCCGTTGCTGAGTTTGAATGATTTAATACACCGCCGCCAGTAACACTAAGCCCTGTACCTGGTTGCACCGCACCATTAGTACTTGCGCCAGCAACTGGTAAATCAGTGGCAACTAATGCACGAAATGTTGGTGCGGCTGCGGCCCCAGCACTAGGACCGCTAAATACTGTTGATGCGGTTTGATTGTCAAGGCTACTGGTAATTGTTGCAACGCCTGCTCCGTCGGTAGCCGCACTAAAAGTAAGTGGAGTGGTATCACTAAATGTAAGGCTATTTATAATACCAGCAGATTGGTTCCATGCACTACCGTCCCACATGTATTGCAATTTTGTATTAGTATTAAACCATTGCTGCCCCGTGAAAACACCATTTACGTTAGGTGATACTGCTGCAATAACTGTTGCAGATTGATCAGCTAGTTTGGCTGCTGTAACTGCATCATCGGCAATTTTAGCTGTTGTTATTGCATTATCAGGCAACTTAGCAGTTGTAACTGCATTTTCTGCAATAGTTGTAGCAAATGATCCGGTGCCTGTACCACTTATATCGCCAGTTAATGTAATGGTTTGATCGCCGGTATTAGTGCCGCTACTAGTACCTGCATGGGTGCCACTAAATGTACCGTTTTGTGTGGCTAGTGTTCCAAGTCCTAACGTAGTGCGTTGGGCAGCAGCATCTACATCATCTAATAACTGGCGGCCAGCAGCCGTTAGTGTTATCTCCTCTGCTGCGCCAGCACCTGCGCTGAACCGTCCCAAAATTTTATCTGTTCCCGTAACGCCTAATGCTGCAACGCCTAATTTTGTAGTACTAGCCTGATTGAGTTTTATTAAGTCAATACTACTGCTATCAGCTAGATTGGCGGCGCCTTGGAACAAGCTTTTAGCTGTAATTTTTTTAGTTTCGCTAGAACTGCTATCGACAATAGGCAATAAATCGCCTGCCTCTAACGAACCTTGGCCTAGTTCATTTAGTTGTGAGATGCGTTGGTCAGCCATAGGGAAACACCTGATGCTTTATTCTAATCGGTAAGTTCAGTCAGCAAGAAGTCTAGCGTTTCTTCAATTTCAATACGATCAGTATCCTCCTTGAGCAGGTAGCCTGACGGTTCGCCAATCAACAAGCGGATTTCCCCTGTTGTTACAAAGTCAAAAACGCATGAAATTATTTGATCTGCTTTTACTTCAATGCCTGCTTTTACTATTGCTGCATTAAATTCGTAATATATATCCTGGGTTTCAGAGTAAATATCATCTTCTGTTAATTGTAAAAAACATTTAAATTCACTGCCAATATCAGTACGATTTATTAGTTGCAGCATCAACAACGAATTTTCTGTTTGGCCGCTATTTTCTGTATTAAAGAAACAATCAATACTGCCGCTACCACTTATCAACCCCGCCGAATACATGCGCTTAAATTTATCTGACATCGTTGTTGTATCTAGCGCTTCACGGTCAGTGTTAAATGTAAAACCAGTTACGTCACCTAGCACTCGTTCAACAGATCCATTTATTTGTACACTGATTACTAATGCGTCACCATTGAATGTTTCTAGCGGGTATTCATTTGCCCTGGTATTATTAATTGCAGCGCTAAAAGTGTCAAATAAACGAATACCCCCCATGGCATTTATGTTTACATACGCTTTTATATTGTTTTGAGTTATGCCGTTGGGCCATGTGGAAGCAGGTAGAAAATCTAACCCTCTGGCATCTGCTGTCGTAATTGTAATCTGATCACCAGTTACTATATTTTCTAGTGAATCGACAAAACTAAACCGGCTTAATGATACATTTATATCCGCAGGTAATATTGTGCTATTAAACGCTTCAGCAGATCTGCGTTCCAGCTTTACTTTGCCATAGTGACCTAAAAAGAATGTCATGCGTCAACAAGTTCACGGAATGGACCGTCAACAGTAAAATTAATAGCAACCGAACTTAACTCACCAGTGCTCACTTGCAGTGATGCGCTTGTAATAAAAGCATTAAATGCAATGTCATCCTTTATGTCTACGCCATTGGTATTGGTTACAGCGGCAACACGTAAAACTATGCCAACTTTGTCTGCTTCCGTAACGCCTCCTACAGTTGTTTTCATTAATTTATTTAAGAAACTATCAAATTGCACACCAGTGTCATTTTCACGGCGATAATATAAAACAGTTGCACTTCCAGTGGAGCTTACAATGCCTGGTGTGTAACTCTTAACCGCTGAATCTAAAGTAGTAGTTTCTAATAGCTCTAGCGAAGTTTCCAAGCTCCAATCGCGTAACTTCAATGCTTGTTCACTTGCTGTTGGTGTTATGTCAGTAGGGGGGTTCTGGGAGCTAGCAGATGTCAGGAATAAAGCCCCAGATCGCCCTGTATAAAAAGCCATACTATGGGAGCGGAAATGTTTTTTTAGTCTAGCGCACCAGTCACGGTGAAGATGCCATCGTCAAAATTTGCAATTTCTGATAGTCCATTGCTAGTGCATGGGTAGTTGGTGGCACGTACCGTAATCTCGCCTTCCTCATCCATCTCCACTTCTGTCACCCTAAATACTCGTCTGGTAGTAGTTTTCTGACCAAGCACAAAAAGGTAACCTTCCAGATCAGCTAGTGTGGCAGCAGTATTGCCGCTAGTAGCAGCGGTTCTAGAAATTACGCCTATGCCGGATTGATATAGCAAAAATTCATAGCTGTCATCTAGCAACGAATTATCCAATGGAATATTGAGCACACCACCGGGGCCGACAATACCAGTGCGAATACCGTCCCAGCTATTTTGCCCGATATCAACATAAATAAACGCACCTGGGCTAATCGGATCCATGGTAGGGAATGTCTTAAATTCAATTGCTACCTTGATGTGGCGCCTGATCTGGCATAGAAATTTGCCATATAAAACTGCCTGTTCTCTGGTGCTAACAAATTGTGATACATAAAAAGTTTCACGTACTGCATCAACTTCTTGAGTATTTGCTAGCTTTACTTCTATTGCACGGTTGGCCGAAAAAGTGCCATTTATATCAGCGCCGCGATATACAACGGTTGCGATTAAATCTTGTACGCTAGAGCCATAATCAAGATGTTCTTCCTTATAGCTATCCTCCAATATGTTGCCTTGGTTAAATAAAGCTGATACATTGACTTTACGGTTCATTTCACCAGTGTTTTCATCATATGGTACGGCTGGTATTAATGTTTCCCTGCCGCCAATACGCGCAAATTCCAGCAAACTAAATGGTGCTGCGTCAACCCAGAACTGGCGCCAGTTAGTAGGATCAGCAATAATACCATCCATGAATAATTTATTTACACGGCAAAACCGTTTTGTTTTTGTTAGCTGGGCAACATCTACACCTTCAATTTTGGCATACTTGCCAATGCCATCCTCAGCATCAATAATGGTATCATAAAATATATCAGGTGCATGGGCAGCACATCCCACGGCGTCAGGTTGATCTAACCTTGTTGACACTCGCCCATGTGTTACAAATGCAGTAAAACTGCGTAAGTCTTGTAAATTACGACCAGAATATAAATTAAGCCCCACCATGCTTAGGTTTTTATATAAGTTTGGGAATGCGCTAAATGATTGTGTTTGCTGTTCAGTTACGCAAGTAAGCGCAAATTCAGGGCCTGCTTCAAACGAAAATTGGCATTGGTTATCAGCATCAAGATTAAATAAATCCCATTCTGATATGCTGCGTGGCGATTCATTCAATGGCGGGAAACCTTGGCCGCTATTTAAAATACGCCCTGCTGCTTGTAATGTACCTACATTAGGCAAATTAATTGTAACTGCATTTGGTGAATTTTCTAAATATAAGAAATTTGTAGAACCATTGGCTTGACTTAATTCTGGGTGCTTTTTAATTTCAACAAATGTTTCAGCAATTGATTCTAGTTTAAATTCCCAATAATCGGCTGTAGCTAGTGTGCTAGCAAACTTAATGTAATTAAAGTTATCAATATCAGCAGCACGGCTCACAGCAATAATTACTTGTGCTACTGCAAACGAAGATTGCCCTGCTTTGCGGTATTTAAACAGGAACATTGCAACACGATTTTTAACGCCATTATCACTTATAGGATAACCAGGATGATTGTTTTTACCATAACGTTCCTGTCTGCCTGATATACGCTTAAATACACGACTTTTAATTGCAAAATCTACAATATTACATTGTTGGATTGTACGATATGATGCAGATTCCGCTCGCGCTAATGCTTTTGTAAAGAACAATGATTCGGGGCCTGTTATAGTTGATTCGGCATTTTTGTATATAAAGTAAGCATTTCGTTCTTCTTGTGATATATCTCTTGTTTTAACATAATGTCCGGCAAAATACGCATATTCAGCGCCAGTCTCATTGTCATAACCTGTAGCATATGCTGCTTTATAAACTCCAGACCCCGTTATTCTGTAAGCATTGTTTATTATTTCTGAAGTGTAGTCCCATTGATAAGCACCTGGTTCTGTGTTTTGAGTTGGATGCGTTCCTTCTACTATATTTGCAAATGAATAATCTCTGTACTCCCAAATATTTGGATCACCGTTGTCTAAGCCAGTGAAGCCTATTACTCTTCTTGCTATCCTATCGTCCTCTGCTGCTAATGCGTCTAAAATCTTTACAGCATTTACATAAGCAGGATCAGTTCTTACTTGAGTTTCATTGCCGCCAGCGATTGCTGGTGGTATGACGTCATCGTATCCAGAGTAAGGCGCAAAACCAGCTTCAATACATCTAATATTTATGTGCATATCTTGCTCGTCTGGTGAACCAGCATCAATACTTGTTACTTTAAATACAGCAGAGCCGAGTTTGAATATGCCGCTTGCATCAAATGCAGTTGCCAATGTACGTCTTGTTTCTTGCGCTTGCTGGAATAGGTCGTTTTGACCTATAAAATTTTCATTACCCAATCTATCTTCTTTTGTATTTGCTATTGTTATTGTTACCTCTGTACCTACATCTAAATTTTGTCCGCGTGACCAATTATAATTTGACGTGATGCCAACTGTTTGTGATATTTTATCGCCATTTTCATTGCGTTGATATACAAGCGTATTAATTGGTACAACACCATAAACACCAAATGCGTTTTGAGTGCCAGGACTATATGCCTGACTAAAACCATCTACTCTTGTATTTTCGGCTGATGGTTGCAGTCGGTAAGGGTTGTTTATGCCAGTGCCGTAAAATGTAGGATCTGACGATGCACGGCCATAATCTTCATCGTTCCAGGTCAGTAAGCCAGTGCTTTGGTTATTGTGATAAAAGAATTTATTTTGTGCTACTAAATCTTCTAATGCAACTTGACCAAATGCTGATTTATCTGCATTTATGTTTGCAATACGTCCTGCACCTAATACCAGTAAAAGTTGTACAAATTGCGATGACCCGTAACTACGCACGGCGCTCCACACTAATGAAGTAGCGGCACGTACAGCGCCTTTGGGGTTGATGTCGGTGTTGCAATAAATTAAATTTACCGGATCACCATATTTTGCTAAATCTTGCTGGCCATTGAAACCAAATCGTGGTGAAACACGTTGCTCGCGTGTTTGTGCTTGGCCGCCTATACCTTCTGTTGGTGCGCCTACTGGTGTGCCAACTGATACACCTTGCGGAGTGGTAATTTTAGGTTTTGGCCTTAATAAAGTTGAAGCAACTTGAAAAATAATACCTACAACTGTTAAGACAACTGCAACCACCTGCGGATTTCTAGTATCAAAAATTGTACCTACTTTTGGGTCGCTATAAGTAGCTTGTACAGCGACGAACTCTAAATATTCTTCTTTGCTAATCCCTAGCTGTTGAATTAGTTGATATTCGTATGGTAACAGCTTGCGTGTCATTTGTTCATCCTAAATGCGTAGTTCACGGCTACTGGTGTGCGTATCACTGCTTTGCTAGGCGCAATGAATAATACGGTTCCATCGCCCATAATACTCCCTAATGCGGCACCTGCGGCACCTGGCATCAAACCAACTAAACCTAAATCTCTGTCGGTAGTGCGCTTACCGTTTTGCAATAACCACCGGGCAATCAAACCACGGCGGAAGCTATCTTCAGTAAACAAGTCGTACACCCAATCAAACTGATCGCGGTAGTCGCCTACACCAAGACGGCTGCGCACTTCACATACAAGCTGGAAGCAATCGGTTTTACCGCTGCCATCATCTGGCGCATGACCCCAGCCATACTGCAAACCAATTAAATCGTTAGTATCAATCATTGTAAAATCAACTGTGCATCTAGCGGTAATATACCAGCTAGCTCACGGGTTAATGTGCGATTAGGAAAGTTGGATGTAACACTATCGACAGAACTTCTAAATCGCAGTTCTAATGTTGTTTCACTGATTGAGGAACCAATGCCGATATAGTATTCTGTTAATGCTGTTCCTGAATAGGCATTCTCAGCCGTTAGCCATTGCGTTGTTAGCTCCAGTACTGATAGGCGATTGCTGTTGCTGCTATAAAGCAATTGCACTGCAAAATCTACATTAGGGAATAATACTTGCAGCACATTATTATCGCCGTTTAAAGCTGCTGTTGTGCCTTGCGCTTGGAATGGTGCAAAGCTATATGATTCGCCGCCATAAATTTTATTTTCATTTGCAAAGTAATTTTGGTAATAATGTTGTTGGCCATTTGCTGCGGTTAGCTTAAAAAACTGTGCGATGCGTATATCAAGCGCCATCAGTCATCACTCCTTGGATCACGAATTTCGCCAACCAGTGATACGCTAACGCTGCAAATACCAGGTCGTATTATTGTTGTTTCCGGGGGATTAGCGTACTCCCATCGTAAATTCAAGTCATAACCCTGTGCGAATGTCAATAGTGCAGTGGATAAATTTAATATTGGAGTGCCTAATTTAAATTTTTGGTTTTTTGCAGTTTGAAAGTGATAATGGTTAATAATACTATAAGCAGTTGTGTCGGATATATTATCAAAACTCATATCTAATGTTGCTTGGCTTGGTGCATTACCAAATGTACGTTTGGTTACGACACCTGATAATGAACGGTATGAACGTTGCGGGTAAACACCCGGCTTAAAATTCATTTGTGTTGGTAGACCCGGATTAAAAAAACTCATTAACCTAAACCTACTCTGCTACGGGTGGATGGGGATTGTTGCAGTTTATCTAAAGTCATTGTCATGCCACGTTTAGCACCATCGCGTGATGCTTGACGGCGTGTTTCCATCATCGCAGCTTCTAACTGATCGCGGCTTACGTATTCTACTCCGTTAATAGTGCTAGTTTGGAAGCTCATGTTAAGGACAGGACTAGCGTTGGATTGACCATTACCATTAGCCATTGCCTCGCGTATGCCTGCGGTGGGGCCTGCTGGAACGATCGTGCCTGATGTACGTGGCACAAATAACTCAGGCCCTTGTTCGCCAACTAGCGATGGCCTGCCAACAGGTGGGTTGCCGCCAGCGGCAAACATTTTGATGCCGCCAATCGTAGGGCTGATTGAGCTAAGTAATGTTTTAACGCCAAACGATATAAGCATCT